AACTGCAATAGCTGCATCTCTTGATTTAGACTGGATTATTCAAGGATCTAATAACACAGTAACATCTAACATTAATATTGATGGTGCTACCAACTATATGGATATAGATGGTTCTGATAATACAGTTACTTATACAGGTACAGGTGTTAATGCTTCAGCAGGTGGATATTTCTACTTAGATCATACAGGCGGTTCAAGAACATTTAATATTCAACAACTGAGTACCCAAGATAATGACTGGCTCAAAATTATGTCAATCTCTGGCACTGCTGCTTCTACTGTTTGTGTCGTTCAAAACGACCAAGGTACAAGCACAAGCTGTTGATATTGGAGATATTTCTGAGCTAAACGGTTCAGCCCAAATAGTAAGAGACAAGCCTTACGATGCAAACTTAAAGTTTGCTATACAAAGCAATGATGAAGCCATAACTACTAATGGCAGAATGGCTATAACATTTCTTGATGACTCTGTTGTAAAATTAACTGAACACTCACAATTATTAATAGATGAATACATTTACGATCCTGATCCAAGCAAATCTAAAATGGCTATTACCTTTGGTCTTGGGACAGCACGCTTTATTACTGGCAATTTAAACCGTATAGATAAACAAAATATTACGCTTAAAACTCCTACAGCCAATATAGCAATAAGAGGCACAGACTTTACAGCTACAGTAGATGAGCTAGGTCGTAGCCTTATAATACTATTACCTGATGCTTTAGGTTTATCTAGTGGCGAGATACTGGTAACTACAGCTATGGGTACTGTCACTCTTAATAAACCATATCAAGCTACAACTGTTAGCGTTTTTGAGTCATCTCCAAGCAAACCTGTAATTCTTGATCTTAGCCTAGATATTATTGATAACATGTTAATTGTTACGCCTCCCAAAGAAGAGAAGATAACCTACGAAGAAGATGTATCTGCTAAACAAGAAAGTATATTAGATTTTAATGAGCTTGATGTTGATTACTTAGATGTAGATTATCTAGGTGAAGATGACCTAGAGTTTACAGAGCTTGATATTAACTTTTTAGATGTAAATTATCTTGAAGATCTGCTTAATGTATTAGATGCACTGGCTATAGCAGAAGAAGAGGATGCACTAGCTCAAGCAACTAGCACTCAAGTTAGTGGTACTTTACTGGGTAAGGATCCTGATACTCAAATAACTACAATTATTACAGGTAATGTTATTAGTCTACGCAGACAGGTAAACGAGTCTGTGCAATTAGACTTAGATGGTAGTACATCTTATACTGTTATCTTCATACAAGATGGCATATCAAATGTTATCAAGGTAAATGGAGGGAGTGACAGCGTTATTACTATCACTCAAAGTGATTAATGAAGAGACTATTATTACCTATACTTATAATACTATCACTACCATTAATATTTCAAAGCACCCCTACAGAAATACTTAAGTTAAAAATATTTGATACATTTGTAACAACGCCAGAACCTTCTGGTAATTTTGTAATACTTAATATAACTGAAAAAGATGTAGCTAACGAAGGCGGATGGCCCTTGCCGAGAAGAACCTTAGCTCAAATGCAAGTTGATCTTATCAATCAAGGAGCTATTGGAGTTGGTTGGGTAATAAGTTTTCCTCAAGCTGACAGGATGGGTGGTGATGAAACTTTTGCTCAAACACTTGGATATGCACCATCTGTACTGGCTATGTTTGAAACTCCTAACGGTAAATATCCAAAAACTACTGGAACAGTTATTAAGGGAGACAATCCTGGAGGAATGTTAAGTCAAGGCGTAGTAGAAAATATTAAAATCTTGCAAGACAAATCATCTCAAGGAATTGCAACAGCACCCACCGATATAGATAACTTAGTCAGAAGAATACCATTATTATTAAAAACGCCAGATGGGTATGTCCCTGCTTTTGGTACAGAAGTGTTAAAAGCACTAACAGGAGCAAGAACTTACATTATCACTACAAATGATAATGGTATCCAAGAAATATCAGTTAGAGGAATACCACCAGTTAAAACAGACAGTCTTGGTCGCAAATGGATTAGTTGGGTTAAAACACCAGAAACAACTTTGGAAGAAATGAATGTTGCAGGTAAGTTTGTATTTGTTGGAGTAACTGCTAATGGAATTATGCCTCAAGTTGCAACTCCGTCTGGATTATTAGAGCCACATAAAATTCAAGCAGCATTATCTGAGTCAATTCTTATAGAAAACTCTCCAATAATTCCAGATTTTGCTTTAGCTTTGGAAATTTTAATTTTTGGAATTTTTGTCACTCTGACGTGGCTTGCAATCAATTATCTTGGTATAACTAAGGGCGTAAGTATAGCTGTAATTTTACTGTTAACTACGGCCTTCTCAGGCGTTTTTAGCATTCAAAAGGGCTATTTAATAGATTTTTCTTGGACTTTCGTATCTCAATTCATAACTGCAGCTATTGCCTTCTATATAAACTTTAGAAAACAGTTTAAATTGCGTCAACAAATTAAAAAACAATTTGAACATTACTTAGATCCAAGACAAGTCAAACAATTACAAAAAAATCCAGACTTATTAAAACTTGGTGGTGAAAAAAGAACTTGTACATTTTTATTTACAGATGTCAGAGGTTTTACTAATTTGTCTGAAAAGTTAGAACCAGAAGAAGTTACCGAAATTATGAACAAAGTTTTAACAGTTCAAGTAACTTGCATACAAGCACATGGAGGTATGGTTGATAAATTTATAGGCGACGCATGTATGGCCATCTTTAACGCTCCTCTCGATTTAGATGAGCATGAAAAACGTGCTGTCGCCTGCGCTAGAGATATGAGAACAGCAATTCGCATGTTACAAAAAGAATTACCTGAGCCAATAGCAATAGGTATAGGCGTAAATACAGGAGAAGCTATTATTGGTAATATGGGTAGCAATACTAGATTTGATTATTCGGCAATAGGAGATGCCGTTAATACAGCTGCAAGATTAGAGTCTGCTACAAAAGAAGCAGGTGTTGATTTATTAATTGGAGAGTCTACGCGCAAGCAAGTACCAGAAGCTACGTTTTGTAAAAAAATGTACGTTAAGGGTAAAAAAGACGCACTCAAAGTGTATACTATTTAAGATGAGCAAAGTGTTAATTGGAATTATAGTAGTAATGGGATTGGCAACTTATTTGTTATGGAATGAAAATTCTAAACTTTCTGCTCTTAATCAAGCTTTTGAGTTGAGGGATCAAGAACAAAAAGCTGCAATAGAGTCATTACAAAGTGACTTTGCCTTACAAACAGAAGGCTTATTAGAAATACAAGCACGTAACCAAGAAATACAACAAGAAATGTCAAGATACCTTGACATATTTAAACGTCACGATTTAACCAGATTAGCAGCAGCTAAACCTGGACTAATACAACCTAGAATAAATAAAGGAACAAAAGATGTATTTGATAGCATTGAAGAAGACAGCCGTAACATTGACAGTCTTGATGATGGCCTGCAGTTGCAGTCTGATACCAAGTAAACAACAAGTAGAAGTTATATCCAAACCTATAGAAAGAACTATAGTTCAACCTATTATGCCTAGGGAGATTGATCTAAAAGATCCTTATTGGTATGTAGTATCAGATAAAAATATAGAAGATTTTTTAACTCAAATAGAAAAAGACCAAGGACAAGTGGTATTTGTTGCTATGTCAGTACCAGATTACGAACTTATGGCCTATAACATGCAAGAGTTAAAACGTTATATTAATGAGCTTAAAGAAGTTGTTGTTTATTATAGAAAAGTAACAGTTAGCAAAAAAGATAATTAATCTGTTAAAATCAATAAACCATTAATATTCAAGGGAGGATAATATGGATTTTATAAGCAATATGGTAATGTGGGTAACAGCAATTGTAACTGCTAGTTCAATTATAGCTGCAGTAACTCCAACACCCAAAGACGACGCTTGGATTGGTAAACTATATAAATTTATAGATTTACTTGCATTAAACATTCTTAAGGCTAAAGATAAATAATGGCTAAGGCACCAGATGCGTTTGTTTATAATGCTACTTTGGAACGAATAGTCGATGGTGATACCTTCGACTGTTCGTTAGACCTTGGATTTGATGTAAAATTACATAAGCAAAGAGTACGTTTAAGCGGGATTGATACCCCAGAATCACGTACTAGAGATTTAGCTGAAAAAAAACTTGGTTTAGCTGCAAAAGAAAGACTAAAAGAACTTTGTTGTGGTAAATTTAAGATAAAATCGTTAGGAAAAGGTAAATATGGCAGAATACTTGGCATCCCTTATACAGAAGATGGTAAAGATATTTGCCAAATCCTCATCGAAGAAGGACACGCAGTTGAATACCATGGTGGTAAAAAAGCAACAGTTTGGGGAGACTATTAATATGAACATATCCCAAGAAGGATTATCTTTAATTAAAAAGTTTGAAGGTTGCGAGCTAGAGGCTTACAAGTGCGCAGCAGGAGTTTTAACAATAGGATATGGTTCAACCAAAGGCGTTAAAGAAGGTGACACCATTACTCAAGAAGAAGCAGATAACCTGCTTTTACATGAAATGGAAGAGTATGAAGGTTATGTAAAAGATGCAGTAACTGTTGATTTAAAACAAAATCAATTTGATGCCTTGGTAAGCTGGGTATTTAATTTAGGACCAGCTAACTTAAAAGCTTCTACTATGCTTAAAGTATTAAACAATAAAGAATATGATGATGTTCCAGCCCAAATAAAGCGCTGGAATAAAGCAGGTGGTAAGGTTTTACAAGGACTTATCAGAAGAAGAGAAGCAGAAGCCCTTTTATTTGAAGGCAAAGAATGGCATGAGGTGTAACTAATGCCACTTAGCAAGATTGTATTTAAACCAGGTATTAATAGAGAAGGAACTGAATACGATAATACAGGCGGTTGGTTTGACGTAAATCTTGTACGTTTTAGAAAAGGTAGACCAGAAAAGTTTGGGGGTTGGTCAAAAGATAGTTCTAATAGTTTTTTAGGAACCGCTAGAGCTTTACATGCTTGGAACTCTTTAGGAGGTACAAAGTATTTAGGAGTAGGAACTACCTGGAAATATTATATTAGAGAAGGAGACAGTTACTCAGATGTTACCCCCATACGAAAGACTACAACTAATGGCGTTACTTTTTCTGCTACTGATGGCAGCTCTACTATAACAGCAACAGATAATGGACATGGTTCAGTTATAAACGATTTTGTTACTTTTACAGGCGCTGCTTCTTTAGGTGGATTAATAACAGCAACGGTACTAAATCAAGAGTATCAAATAACATCTGTTACTACTAATACATATACTTTTGTAGCAAAAGATACTGATGGAAATACTGTTACAGCAAATAGTTCTGATAGTGGAAATGGAGGCTCTGGAGTAGATGGAGTTTACCAAGTAAATGTAGGCTTAGATGTTTATATTACTGGTACTGGTTGGAGTTCTGGTACTTGGGGTGAAGGAACTTTTGGCTCTACTACAGCTTTGTCTGCTACTAACCAGTTAAGACTTTGGACACATGATCACTTTGGCGAAAACCTTATAATAAACCCTAGAGCTGGCGGTATATATAGATGGGTAGAAAATAATGGACTTACAACAAGAGCTGTAGATCTTTCTACTGTATCTGGAGCTAACCTAGTTCCAACAGTAGGTTTACAAGTTATTACATCTGAAAAAGATAGGCATTTAATTGTATTAGGTTCAGACTCAGTATCAGGAGGAGCAAGGACAGGCGTTATAGACCCGATGCTTATATCCTTTAGCGATCAAGAAAATGAATTAGAGTTTCAGCCTTTAATTACTAATACTGCTGGAGACTTAAGACTTTCGTCTGGTTCTTCTATTATTGGTGCTACAAAATCTAGACAAGAAATACTTATATGGACTGATACTGCGTTATACAGTATGCAGTTTGTTGGTCCGCCTTTTACATTTGCAGTTAATCTTATTAACGAAGGTACTGGTCTTATAGGACCAAAAGCGGTTATTACCTCAGCTCAATCTATTTATTGGATGTCTTCAACAAACTTTTACGCATATACAGGTAGCGTTCAAAAGATACCTTGTAGCGTTCATAATTACGTATATAGCGATATTAATTTAAGCCAATCATTTAAAATACATGCGTTTACTATTACTGAAAAGTCTGAAGTTGGTTGGTTCTATTGCTCAGCAAGTGCAACAGAAATAGACAGGTATGTTATCTATAACTACGAAGATAACGTTTGGTATTATGGTCAATTAGAAAGACATGCTTGGCTTGATAGTGGTATTGAAAACTACCCTAGAGCTACTTATAACGGTTACTTATTTGAGCAAGAAGATGGCTTTAACGATGATGGCAGTCCTATGACTAACGTATTTATAGAAAGTTCAGACTTTGAAGTGGGTGAGGGAGAGCAGTTTGCTTACATACAAAGAATGTTCCCAGATTTAAAATTCTTAGCTAATTCAGACTCAGGTAAGGTAAATCTTGTTTTAAAGACTAGGAATAACCCTGGAGAATCTTTGTCAACCAGTTCTACATCTTCTGTAGGATCTTCAACTGGGCAAGTCAGTTTAAGAGCAAGAAGTCGTCAAGCTGTATTTAGAGTAGAGTCAGATGACGACTCAGATGGTAACGATAACGTAGGTTGGAGACTAGGAGCTACCAGATTAGATATTAAACCAGACGGCAGAAGATAGTGGCAAAGTTACTAGAAACTAGCCTTCCGCTTGCTCAGGGAGAGATATCTCCTGAAATTTTTAATAGATTAGTTAGGATTCTTGAGTTAAACTTAGGACAGTTCGACCCAAATCGAACGCCGCAGTTCAACGAAACAGAAATTGCGCAATTAAACTTTTTAGAAGGTGATGTAATCTGGAATACTTCTCAAGGAGTGTTGCAAGTTTATATAGGGAACAGTTGGACTCAGCTTCATACACCCAACTCACCCAATAATGGTTTTAAGGCTACAGCTTCTTTAGGTGCTGTTTCTGTTATAACAAAAGGTGATATAGCAGTAAATATAACAGTAGCTTAAAATTTAGGATATTTTTATATGTTTGCAAAACAAAAGATACAGGAAGAATCATACAAGCTTAAAAACTTATTGCTTGGATTTCCCTCTGATTGGTTTGTTAACAAAGATACTTTAAAAAAAGCAAAAGCATCTATACCCAATATAGTAGATTTTTATAAAAGCGAAGGTACAAACAATCCAGAAAAACTACCTTTAGAAAGTGTCATACAAGAACCACTAAAAGATGTTTATACAGTTCCTTTGTTTTCTGACAAGTTTTGTAAAATATTATTAGATGAAATAGATAACATGCAAAAAGAATTTGCATTTGTTCCTAATCCAGAAGAAGACGAGTTAAGACAGATACCAGAGATAGTTCTTAGCGAAAAATGTCCAGATTTATATATTTCATTGATGCAGGTAGTTCAATCACTAATCAACCCAATACTTGTAACTATATGGAATCGCCACGTTACAGGCGGAAACATACAGATAGCTAACTACAACTTAAAAGATAAAAAGCAGGGAGCTTGGCATCACGACGCTAGTTCAGACGTTAGTATTGTAGTCCCTTTAAATACAGGAGATTACAAGGGTGGAGGAACAGAATTTTTAAATAGAGGAGTCGTAGAGCCACTACCTACAGGTAGCGGTCTGATATTCCCAAGTTATACACACATGCACAGAGGACTAGCAGTAGAGGAAGGAGATAGATATTTGTTGGTTTTTTGGTTAACATCTATAGATGAA